TCCATGCGAGGTTTTGGAGACCTGCTGCTTCCTTAAGCTGTGATGTATATTATTTATATTTTCTTATTATGTTAAATATCTCTTTTATATCAGTAAATTCTAATTGTTTATTTAAAAATGCTATAGTAAATCCATGATTTGCCATAAACTTTTCTTTAACTTTATTACCATTAACAGTATCAAGATATATCCATGGAAAATTTCCAGTAAGATTAATTTCTATTCCTATTTTACTTAATCTATTTTTGAAAATTTGAATTTTATCCATTTTTATATTTTTTCTTCACAATCTTTACAATATTGAGCTTCTAAATCTTTATTAAGTTCTCCTCTTATTGCTTTAATTTCTTCTTCTGTAAAATCTTTTCCTGTTTTAATTATAACTTTACAACTAGAACATAATATAGCTCCTAACCCTCCATTAAATTTAAAAATAGCTTTTTTCATTTAATTATTTTTGTGCTCCCACCAGGTATCGATCCTGGCCCCACAAGTTAAAAGCTTGTTGCATACACCTGTTTGCTATAGGAGCAATTTCGTTCCTATAACAAACGTTATAGGCATTACTGTTTTCGTTTCATTTTTATATTTTTGTGTGGTACTCCTCGGTTTCGACCCGAGTCCTTAAGATTTTCAGTCTTACGCTTCTACCAAGTTAGCTTGAGTACCAATAATTAAAAAAGCTCCTGATCTTTTGAACCAGGAGCTAATGTTTAAGATTTTTTTATATTTTATCCTTTATCATCAACATCCTGGTTTATTCTAGGTTTGTCTTGCGCAATTATATTTGCACTAAAACAATAGCCTAACGATAGCGTATTCACGCGTTCATTTTGCCAAGTATTTGTATGTAATGATAAAGTATTCATTTGCGTTTATAAATATATAAAAAATCCTAAAAATTCAATCCTAGTAAAAATACTTTTTTTGTTAATTAAATATAATAAATGTTTTTTTATTCTCCAAACTCTATATTGGTTCCTATTTTCTCTATTAAAGTTTCTAGATCTTTTATATCATTTACAATACTATCATACTCCTGAATTATATCTATTTGGTCTGGGTTATTTGGGTGGCAAGTCCAAAGTCGTTCTTTAAGTTCATTTAAATATAATAATTGGTTAATTAATCCTAACTGTTCAAATTTCAGAAAATCTTTTTCTATCATAATTTTAATTTTTATAACTTAAATATAATGATAATTTTATTAATAGCCAAACTTTTTTACTAATCCATTACATGGACATCTTCCCACCATTTATCCTCATTCCTAATAATAGTACTATTAGAATCTATATTACTCACATTGATGATTTTTTCATAATTCTTATTATCTATTCCAGATAAAATATTCATGCTTGCTAATTCTTGAGCGATGTTGTTTTCCATTATTATATTTTTTATATAAATATTTTAATTAGCATATTCTAAAGCCAAATTATATAATTTCTCATTTAAAACCATATCTTGTTTGAAACTTTTAATCTTACGAGCTTTGCGGTTTTTGCCTCCATAAGTATAATTAAACATTCCATGGACTAACTTCTCTTGAACTATATTAAATACACTCCAAAGATCAGTACCCTTATCTTCATCACGAGTTGGTGTAAGTAAATTATCTAAATCAACATTTATATTTTCTATTTCATTTTCATTAAAACGACAATTAACTGCTTTCCTAGCAAAATCAAGTGCTTGTTCTTGAGCTAACTCAGTAGCTTTAAATTTATTCATAGAGTCGACAGTAAGTGGTAATTTTTCAACCATTGTTTTAATTGTTTCCTGGAGTGTTTCAAAATCATATCCGTAATGACGAATCTTCATATTTTCAAATTCCTGGGTAGATATGACTAAACCATTCTCGCAAACTAAGCGAAATAAACCAGCAGTGAATGTAAACGCATTCTTACCGTCATGGCTATTAGTAAGCAAAATTTGCGGATAGATAGTATCATTATCTGCGCCGTTAATAACGATATCATCATTACGAAATACAATTAAATGCTTCTGGTAGCCTATTTGTTTACGAGCTTTTACTTCTTTAGCATCTACTACTCCCCACCCCAGCGTTTCCATATCTTCCATAATTCTATAAGTTGGGATATGTGAATACTTCTCTGATGTATTAGATGCGCCTTGTTCTGTAAATATGCTTGGAGCATTTTTACGAATTTCATCCTTAGTTTTAAATACGTTACTTGAAATGTTTAGCATAACTTTTATTTTTTATAGTATAAAGATACGGTTGATTTTTTGGGAAGCCAAACTTTTTAAAACAAATATTTAACTCTATTATAGATCAATCTCATATATTTAATTTCATTTTCTCTAGCTTCAACTTCAAACGGATTATTCTCATATCCCCAGACATCATTTAATTTAGCATATTTATAATCTTCACGCTGACTATCATACATTTGTACATAATGAGTATACTCATGAATTATGGTGCGTATGTGATCAAATTTAGATTTTATATATATCGGGTAAATTCGAACGACTAAATCGCTATTATCATAATAACCGCAATATCCACTATCAAATGAATTATATACGCTTAATTTGGGTAATATGCCGTTAAATCTGCGAGGTTTTGGGTAACCCATATAATAAGGACACAATTCTAAAATAATTTTAGAAATTGTTTTAAATTTCCTTTTAGGTAATTTATATGGCTCCATAGCCATAATAAATATTAAAAAAGAGCCTACTTTCGTAGACTCTTAAATCAAAAAAACAAAACAAAAAACTATCTTTTACTTAGCTGATATATTCAACATTGTTCCACCTGAGCCAGTCATTACGTTTGGTAATTTACCATCCCATGCACTAGCTTTAACATATTCTACGTAAACCGAAGTTACAACTTGTTGTTTTAACTGTATTGCTCGTGCTTCACCTGCTGCTGCAATTACCTTTGAAGCTGAGTCACCACGTGCATCAGCTATCTTTTTATTCGCTTCTGCTATAGATTTCTGCAACTCCATTACAGAAGTTTCTGCATCTTGCTTTGCCTTAACTTTATTATTGATAGCCGCTTGTAGATTAACATCTGTTGGTCTAGGTTGTGAAGTAATATTAAAACCATCTACAATAAAACCATCCGTTGCTAATTTAGTAGTTATATTTACAGCCACTTCATGTTCAAAAGCAGGTAGATTAGTCAATACTGAGTCTACTGTGATATGGCCTGATACATCTTGCATACAACCACGTACTACATTTTTAATGTACTGGTTTGTAATCACATTTAGATCATCATTATGCCACTTTAGGTAAATATGTGAGGCTTTACTAGCGTCTACGTGGTAGTTAAGACCCACATCAACTCTAAAACCAGCACCTCCCATACAGGCAATAGTGATTGCTTGCATACCATCTTGGCCTTCATCTTTTGAATCAGTCCAAACTTCATGTTGCATTGTAGTTGGAATTGTAATAATCTGGCTCTGACCCGGGAAATAAAACTGCCAACCTGTTAGCAACGGAAGCGAATCAATACCTCGATAACTACCTGAATTTGAGATTCTAAATCCTGCTTCTGTAGGCGCAATACGCTCACATGATTGTAAAAACATTGTGCTCAATGACAGTGCGAGAGCTAGCACATTTACGAAACGTTTCATATTTTTTATTTATTTATTTTTTTGTTTTTTGATATAACGTATTAGTACTTCAATAGGAGCTACTATACTTGTGATCCCTAATATAATTCCGGTTACAAATTGTATTGTATTTGCTTGATTCATTAGCCAAAAAGCTGATGATATCGCCGTTAATTCTAATGTTAAGAATAGTATTATACCTATTACTTTAGCTGTAATTGATTTAAATATATTTTTCATTTATTGATGAATTTATTATCTAGAAAACGTTTTACAGTCATTCCTACAAATGCAAACCATGATCCCCATACGGCCAAAAACAGTGTGATACCTATAGGTTCATAATTTTGTTTGAAAATACGAATTCTTTCTTCTTTCCATTCTTTATGTACAGTATTTACTCGAACATATTGAACTGCTACTCCTATAAAATAAATTATTATTCCTATCATAATTTTAGTTATTTTTAATATTGAAAAACTTACCCCAGTCTATTGTTTCACGGTCACGCAATGGTGATATAAATATCATCATAATAGCAGTCACTGTATTAACTAATGGGAATAGTACCATATAGTCGTCGCGACCATCAGGTGTCGATCCAGAATATATGCCGTGTTCTGAGTGCGCTTTTTGAATCCATTTACGAGTTCGTAGCGCACTTACGATGT